ACGGGTGATCATACCCTGCGATACAAAGCAGAGTGTGGTCGAGAAATGGTCCGATCCGGATTTTAAGATTACGAAAGAAGAATGGAGAATAGAACACGCAACAAAACAGATAGGACTCAGACTTGATCAGTACATCGACTTTGATATTGATAACGATGTTGTTAAAAGATTTACAAGCGATCACATAAAATCTTGTGGTGCAATATTTGGTAGAAAAAATAATCCTTCAAGTCACTATCTTTGGTCTGGCACGTCAGACTATAAAAAATTTGCATTACCAAAAGAATTAGAAAATTATTACAAAGGATATCAACACGGCGCAACACTTTGTGAGATAAGACACGGCGCAAACAAATACACATTAGTTCCAGAAACAAAATATCATACAACAAACGAGATTGTAAAATGGGTCAAGTACGATGGTATAGATGAATATCCAGGTAATATAAAAGTTGATCTTGGTAAGATAGCTTTGTCAGCAGCATTGTGTATAACCTATGCAGGGTCAGGACAAAGAGATGATTACTGTACGTCAATAGCTGGTGTATTATTAAAACATACAGAGTGGAATGTGGATGACATAGATGATTTTGTTTATAAGATTGCAGTTGCTGCAAAAGATGAAGAGGCAGAGAAAAGAAAAAGAAAAGGAACCACACATAAAAAAGCAAATAGAAAATTTGGTATGCCAAAGCTTGCAGAGATTATAGGGTGTTCTACAAAAACAATTGCAACAATATTTAGTTGGATAGGTGTACAAGAAGCAACAAGTGAAGAGGCAAAACAATCTATCGGACAGATAATAGAGTATGGTAGTGACAGATATTTTGTAAAGATAAACGCTGTGGTGCAGGGTGAGGCTGTAGAAAAAACAATAACTGTAGATGGTCCAACACTTAGAAACAAAAAATTATTTTATGATTCTGTAATTAGTAAAGCGTCAGTATGGATTCCAGAAATGAAAGCTGCAGATTTTGAAGAGATCATGCGTAGAAAGTATGAGGCAAGAGAGAAATCAAAAGATTATGTTGAGGACGCAGAAGAAGATTTAAGATTTGTAAAACATTTTAAAAATTATATTTCAGAAGCAAAAGCATATACAAAAAAATCAGAATTAGCTAACTTTGGTTTACCTTATTACAACATGCAAAGAAATATATTAGAATTTAATTTAGATAAATTTGAAGACTATCTACATAGACAAAAGGTAAATTTACAAAGAGTTGACCTGGTTATTAAATGTCAGAATATATTAAAAGCAAAAAAGAATCACGGTAAGTTTGAGAATAAATCGTGTGTGTCCTGGCGTATACTAGACCAGGCTGTTGATACAGAAGATATAATTGTTGAAGGAGAATTTAAGGAGATAACAGATGAGTAAATTACAATTTATGGTAGGGCCACCAGGTACGGGTAAGACCTCAAAGTTTATAACCGGTAAATATACAGAATTATTAAACAAGTTTGACTATAAAAGAATAATAGTTCTATCACATACTAACGTTGCAGCTGATGAAATAAAAGATGAGATATTAAAATTACCAGAAATGCAGGGCATAACAAAGAAAGCGTTAGAACATAACATATGTACAATACATCATTACTGTAAAAACAAAGCAACAATTGGAGAGCATGTTCTTGATTATGATGATTATAAAAATCTATGTAGAATAGATTCTATCTTTCAAAGACACAAAGTTTCTCAATCACAATTTGATAACAGAGAGCATGGATATTTTAAATTTGTAAGAGAAGCATATGGTTTTGATAGATCTTTAAAAGAACATTGGAAGAAATCTGATAAAAAATACAATGGCTATTCCATAACAGACATAGAATCAATGTTATCAATCGTGGATGAGTATAACAAGTCAAACGGTAAATTAGATTTTCATGATATGATTAAAAGGTTTATAGATAAAGCTGTAGAGCCAGACATAGATGCTTTGATAGTAGATGAGGCACAAGACAGTAATAAGACACAGAAGATAGCATTAGATAAGATAGCAACCAAAGCAAAAGAATATTGGTTTGTTGGTGATCCTGATCAAACTATATTCGAATGGGCAGGAGCAGATGCACATGAGTTTTACAATTTGTCAAAAGGTGCAGAAGAATTAGAGCAAGGTCATAGATGTAGTAAAACCATAAACAGTTTATGTAAAAGAATTATAGCTCCAATATGGAATCACTATGGCACTCACAGAGTATGGAAATCTACAGATGTAGTTGGAAATCATTATCATCTACCAAGTCTAAAAAAAAATTGTAGTGCTATGGAAGTTCTATTAGATAAAATAAAAAATACTAAAGAAACTTTTTTATTTACCTATCGTCAAAAACCATCAGATGCATGGGTCAAAAATTTTTTTAAGCAACACGGGATAGAGTTTGCACACGTGGGGAACACGGCTCACGTACCAAAGAAAGAACTAAGATGTCATAAATTATGGCCAGAGTTTGCTAAAGGTAAACCTATGTCATTAAGACAGATAAAAGATTTTTGGCAGTATATGGGCAGCAAGGTAATAGTCCATGGTAGAAATGAAGAGAGTTTCGATGAATGGATAGATAGAGAGTATACTATTTATTATCTTATAGATAATAAGTATCTAAAAGAAACCGCAACAAATCAGATAGATTTTTCATTAATAAGAACTAAAACAGAAAAAGAAAGAATACTTTATATTAAAAAGATTTTAAGAAATGGTTGTGATTTAGAGGGAGATATTAGAGTCAAATATGCAAACATACATACAGTAAAAGGTTTAACGTTTGACAATGTTATAGTCGATGACACTAGATTTAGACCAGAGGATTATTTTAGTCAGTTAAGATTAAAATATGTGGCTTACAGTCGAGGTAAATTTGATTGTTGGACAATAGCATCACAAGATAAATATAAATTAGGAGTAAGGTGAAAGCTGAAATGGATCTGTTAACATTTACAATGTTTACATGTTTTTGGATTTATTTACATTTAATAATATAAAGGAGTAAGATGACAGACAGTAGTATATTTAAAGGAACAGGATACAGATCATTAGATAAACAGCATGGCGGAAAACACTACCGATCTTTTAAGATTCAACCTGCGGAGTTTATAAATGAGAATAAATTGCTTTTTGCGGAGGGTAATGCTATAAAATATATATGCAGACACTCTGCGAAGGGAAAAGAGGAAGACATAAAGAAAGCGATACACTATTTAGAAATGATATTGGAAAGAGATTATAATGTGTAAACATCCGATTGATTTAGATCTTAAAGATATAAATACAGTTGCGGTCGATATAGAAACATACGATCCTAATCTTAAAACAAAAGGGTTAGGTGCTATACGAGGTGATGGTTTCATATGTGGTATAGCAGTTGCAACAGGAAAAGAGACAGCTTATTTTCCATTACGTCATTCAGATATATTTATAGATTACAAAAGAGATGAGAAGATATGGAGCGCTCTTAACGATAGGATATTTCAAAACGAAAACATCACAAAAGTATTTCACAATGCAATGTATGACGTGTGTTGGATCAGAGCTGTAACAGGCATGACTATGAAAGGTAGAATCGTTGATACAATGATAGCTGCATCTGTTATTGATGAGAATAGATTTAAATATTCACTCGATGCATTGTCAAAAGATTATCTCAACGAGGAGAAATACAAATACGATTTACAACAAAAAACATTAGAATGGTCTGGTGGCACAGTCAAAGACCCAATGACTAACATGCACAAACTTCCTGCATCAATCGTAAAAGATTATGCAAAGCAAGATGTTAATCTAACTTATAAATTATGGAATCTATTTGATAAAAAAATCGACGAAGTATTATACATAAAAGAAGATGGAGAGCAAAAGACTTGCAGACAAATATTTGAATTAGAAACAAAATTATTTTTATGTTTGGTTGAAATGAAATTCAAAGGTGTTAGAATAGATGTCGCAAAAGCTATCGAGTTTGGAAGACATCTCAAAAAAAGAAGAGAACAGATATTAAAAGCAATTGAGTCTTTGACAACAATCAGAGTTGACATTTGGGCTGCAGCATCAATCAAAAAATTATTAGATCACCTACACATAAAAGATTACAAGGTCACTCCTAAATCTAAGATGCCACAATTGCCAAAAGATTATCTTAAAAAACACAGTAATAAATGTTTGCGTATGATTGCAAAAGCAAGAGAGTATGACAAAGCAGCAAACACTTTTGTGGATGGATTATTAGATTACGTACATGAGGGTAGAATACATGCAGATATAAATCAGATAAGATCAGACACAGGTGGCACTGTTACAGGTAGATTCAGCATGTCAAATCCTAATCTACAACAGATACCGGCAAAAGGTTTTATAGGTCAGAAGATGAGAGAACTATTTATACCAGAGGAGGGCTGTAAATGGGCTAGCTTTGACTATTCACAACAGGAACCTCGTATTGTGGTGCACTATGCGATCAAACTGGGCCTACCAGGCACAGAGACGCTACAGGAAGAATTTGACAAGGATGATGCAGATTTTCATCAGATCGTTGCTGACATGGCTAATATCTCCAGGAAACAGGCAAAAACGATAAACCTAGGTCTGTTCTATGGCATGGGTAAGATCAAGCTGCAGAGAGAGTTGGGTCTTGACCAGCGGCAGGCAAAAGAACTATTTAACGAATACCATGGAAGAGTCCCTTTCGTACGTCAACTATCACAGGAACTGATAGCATTTGCTAAGGAAAATAGATTACTATTCACGCTGTACGATAGGTTCTGCAGGTTTGATAAGTGGGAGACAACAAACAAGGAATGGAATCCTGAAACCAATAGATTTAATGAGGTGCCATTGTACACGAAAGAGCAGGCAAAAGAGGCTTTCAAAGCTGAGATGTTAGAGAAGTTTAAGGAGAATAAGATAGATCCAAACTACATGGATTACTTTGATAGATACTACACACCTGCATTTACATACAAAGCTTTGAATAGATTGATACAAGGATCAGCTGCAGATATGACAAAGAAGGCCATGGTCGATCTACATGAAAAAGGTATAATACCACACATACAAATTCACGATGAACTTTGTTTTTCAATCACGGACCACGAATCAAAGTTGATCAAAGATATTATGGAACAAACAATACCTCTTGAGGTCAAGAATAAAGTGGACTTTGAATCTGGACCAAATTGGGGTACAATAAAATGAGGATAAATTATGGCATACTTAAATGTAAACATACCACCGACTTATGCACAAATAAAAAGGGAATATCTTTATGATCTTAAAAAACATAGGGGAGAAGTTGAAGACTGCATTATCTTTGGTCTTAGCGCTCTTACAGGTAGGGCTATACTATTTCATGCTATTATGGAA